CCTGACAATGATCGTTGTGTTTGTGTTTTCCATCGTGCACCTCCAAAAGTTTTCATCCGTTGGTCAACCATCAACCAACAAAGCAATAATACCCCGGCCCATTAGACATGTCAAATCTTTTCACATGCAAAAGGAAAAACATTGACATTTGTCATATTTACCCGAAAAAAACCCTACTGGATTGACACGAGCTCACCATCAACAAACACCTGCAAATCCAAACCGTAACCCTTGGTTCGCAGCTCCGTGTCAGTCCCTGCGATAAATGCCTTGACCGTTGACCGGCCTACCTTTTGGCCATGCTTAATTTCTCGACAAAACTCGATGACGATTGAGCCCACCGGCACGTCACCCTGCTGGGAGCATGTCCGCTCGTGTTTGCGCGTCCCGTAGTTGTGCCACTCCCCAGTGATATTTTCGGCAACATCACTGGCCCAACCCTTGCGCCCGTCTGGGGTGACTACCCTGACCGACGTAATATACCCGTTACCGCCGGTCGAAATGTCCTTGTCCCTGACAATGATCGTTGTGTTTGTGTTTTCCATCGTGCACCTCCAAAAGTTTTCATCCGTTGGTCAACCATCAACCAACAAAGCAATAATACCCCGGCCCATTAGACATGTCAAATCTTTTCACATGTAAAAGTGAAAACATTGACATTTGTCATATTTACCCGAAAAACAGTAATAAAATCAGTGGTAAAAAAATGCCCCGGCGAACCAGGAAGGGTGGGGTAGCTCGCCGGGGCTGATGGTTGTGTGTCGGCTGGAGGTGTGCCACCGACACTCAGAGTCTCGCAAATATCCGATTATTTGTCAACTAGACCTGTTCCAACCGGCCCCATCAAGGGGCCGTCGGGTGGCCTTACCTAGATCAGATCTTCTTCTAGAGATCTTAAGATCTAATAGGCCCCCCTTAAGGGGGCCTTAATTAAGAACGTTAAGTAAAGGGTAGTAATAAATTTTTGATTGTCAAGGGGTAAATCTGAACTAAATATGACAAATGATCTAGAAACCAGACAAAGCGCCCGCTTTTGGGCGGGCTTTGTTTCCAGGTGATGAAAAAAAAACTTGATCATTTTTCTTGACAGTTGATTGAACCAATGATATTATCCTAAGTGGTTGTGCTGAAAAGGTTTTTATGCCGGATAAACCGAACACCGAACAGATCAAGGCCGGGAGGTTGGCCCTGGGATTGTCACAGTCAGCAGCCGCACGGTTGATCCACGTCAAACCGTCGGCATGGGCACACTGGGAGCGGGGAAAAACACCGATGCACAGGGCGTTCTGGCAGTTGTTTTTGATTAAATCGGGGCTTTTGGAGGTGGGGAGGTGAATTTAACCCCCAAGCAAGAAAAATTCGCTCAACTGGTCGCAGGTGGGGCCACCTACTCCGACGCCTACCGGGGGGCGTATGACGTCGAAAATATGAGTGATCCAGCCATCAACACCGAAGCTGCCCGCCTCGCAAACGACCCTAAGATTTCCCCCAGAATAAAGGCCCTCCAAGAATCCGCCGCCATCGCCTGGTCCCGGGAATTGTCAATAAAAACAAAGCGTCAGGCCCTCCAACTGGCCCTGGAGAAAAAATTTTGATTAAATGGGGGCAGTCCGACCAGCCACCACATGCAAGGGCGTGCGGCGGACCGTCACGCTCTAAGATAAGGAGGCACAATGCAATACCGCAAACTGAATGAATTGAAGAAGCTCCCGAACAATCCGCGCATTATTCGGGACAAGCAGTTCAAGACCTTGTGCGACTCGATACGCGACAACCCGAAGTATTTCGAGGCCCGTCCGATTATTCTGTCCAATCGCACCGGGGAAATGGTCATCATTGCCGGGAATCAGCGCTATGAGGCGGCTAAATCCCTGAAGCTGAAGGAAGTCCCTACCTTCCTGATTGAAGGGCTTGACGAGGCCAAAGAACGCGAAATCACCATCCGCGACAATATCAGCAACGGTGAGTTCGACTTTGACCTGCTGGCAAATGAGTGGTCTGACCTGCCTTTGGTAGAATGGGGCGTTGATTTGCCGGAGGATTGGCTGAATCCTATTGAAGAAATCGAACCATTAACACCAAAAGGCAATCTTGCCGACCGTTTTGGTATCCCGCCTTTTTCCGTATTAAACGCCCGCGAGGGATGGTGGCAAGACAGAAAGGCGGCATGGATTGCGCTAGGTATAAAAAGCGAATTAGGCAGGGGGGGGGTTGTTAATGACAGCGGATCAGGTGACCACGGAAAACCTCAATTTTTAGCGGAACCGGGCGGCAGCGCAAGACCGGCGTGTGACTATAGTAAAAACCAAAGAGGCGATGGACGAGGCAGGCCGATAACATGAAAACACTAGGCGCAATAGCACCAAATGAGAAAGACATCCTGAAACGGGGGGGGCGTTATAGTATGACGACAAAGAAAGCCACTGCGACGAGTTACTCGTCGCAAGATTCTTTGAATGCAATCATGGGGAAGAAAAAAAGCAAAATAAAAATGGGAACGGGAAACGAGCAAATGCTAGCATTTGCTCGTAAGCATGGCATTAAGGATAAAATAGTTAAGCCGGAAGAATGCGATGCCACGTCCGGTACATCCATTTTCGACCCTGTTCTCTGTGAACTCGCTTATCGCTGGTTCTGTCCTCCGGACGGCTTAATCCTTGACCCATTCGCCGGTGGCAGCGTCCGGGGCATTGTGGCGGCGAAATTAGGCCGGAAATATATCGGTGTTGATCTATCTGAACGGCAGATTGAAGCGAACCGAAAACAGGCTGCGGCTATTTGTAAAGACGATATTCCGGTTTGGTATATAGGCGATAGCCGGGAGATTGACGCATTATGTCCCGGCGTTCAGGCAGACTTTGTTTTTTCATGCCCTCCCTATGCAGACCTTGAAGTTTACAGTGATGACCCGCAAGACCTGTCCACTATGCCATATCCTGATTTTATTGAGGCATACCGGGAAATAATCAAGAAAAGTTGCGCCATGCTGAAAGATAACCGCTTCGCCTGCTTTGTTGTGGGCGAGGTAAGGGACAAGAAAGGCAACTATTACGGCTTTGTGCCGGATACAATTAAGGCTTTTACGGATTGCGGCCTGAAGTTTTACAACGAGGCCATACTTGTAACGGCTGTCGGTTCCCTGCCAATTCGTGTAGGGCGTCAATTTGAATCAGGGCGCAAGCTAGGCAAGACACATCAAAACGTGCTGGTGTTCATTAAGGGCGATGCCAAAAAAGCCACGGCTGATATAGGGGTTGTTGAGTTTGGCGATATTACACCGACCGTCACGCTCCAAAATAACAACGAGGTTCATAATATGGGGGTTGAATAGATGAACGTTGAAACCAAACAAGTGAAGCTGTCGGCATTGAAGCTGAACCCCGACAACCCGAGGCGCATCGGAAACAAAGAAATGGAAAGGCTTGTCAAGTCGCTTCAAGAGTTCCCCGATATGCTGTCCATCCGGGAGATCGTCGTTGACGAAACCATGACCGTTTTGGGCGGCAATATGCGCCTGCTTGCCCTTCGGAAGATCGGGGCGAAGGAAGCAACGGCCAAGATCGTTAAGGGGCTTACAGAGGCGCAGAAGCGGGAATTTGCTATCAAGGACAACGGGGCATGGGGGCAATGGGACTTTGACCTGTTGGCGAATGGATGGGATGATTTGCCGCTGGCCGACTGGGGCGTGGATTTGCCGGAGGATTGGCTTGTGGAAGAGAAGACCGAGCCTGCCGACGCAGAGCCACAGATTGACCGGGCGGAGGAGCTTAACAAGGTCTGGAAGGTGAAGGCTGGCGACCTTTGGCAGATCGGGGAGCATCGGCTATTATGCGGGGACTCGACGAAGGCCGAGGACGTGGGGCGGGTTATGGGCGGAGAGAAGGCGGACGTTTGCTTGACTGACCCGCCGTATGGCATAGGCGATTCAAAAAGCGAAAAGAACAACTACGATCAACACGACGATTCAAAAGAAAACCTTCTAAAAATCATCAATGGATTTTTGCCGATAGCTCAAAAGATTGCGCCGGTTGTGGTGCTGACGCCGGGAAATGGGAATCATCGAATGTACCCGCCTCCCTTGTGGACAATGGCATGGTTCACGCCCGCGGGAATCGGGAGCGGCCCGTGGGGGTTTTGCTGTTGGCAGCCGATTCTTTGTTATGGCAAAGACCCCAAGCTCACGAAAGGAAAGGGACGCCACCCTGATGCAATTGTTCACACGGAAAGCGCGGAGAAGTTAGGGCACCCATGCTCAAAACCTGTGAATTTCTGGCAATGGCTGACTGAGCGAGTAACCGAAAGCGGCGAAGTGATTTATGAACCATTCGCGGGAAGTGGCACGTCTTTTGTTGTTTGCCAAAACCTTAACCGTAAATGCCGAGGGATTGAGATTTCTCCAGCATATTGTAGTGTTATATTACAGAGGATGCAGGATGCGTTTCCTGGGATTGAGATTAATAAAATCAAATAAACAAGCAACAGCCTCGATGTCCGGGAGGTTGAAATGCTAACCCCAAAACAAGAACGATTCGTTCAACTGGTCGTAGGTGGGGCCACCTACTCCGACGCCTACCGGGGGGCGTTTGACGTCGAAAATATGAGTGATCCAGCTATCAACACCGAAGCTTCCCGCCTCGCAAACAACCCTAAGATTTCCCCCAGAATAAAGGCCCTCCAAGAATCCGCCGCAGAGGCTGCCACCATCGCTGCTCTATGGTCCCTAGAATTGTCGATAAAAACCAAGCGCCAAGCGTTGAAAATCGGCATCGACAAAGGTGATAGCCGGGCGATTATCCAGGCCAGTGAATCACTAGACAAACTATGCGGACTTGAACCAGCCCGAAAAATCGATATAAC